GTGCCTGTCTGGTTACCATCATTTCTGTTTGGGATGATCTCTGCGGCTGCATTGGCTCCTGACTTGTAAAATCTACTGACTGGACATTTCCCTGTGAATTAACCTGAACTTCATTCATTGTGTTGTGCCTCCTTGTTATTCTTTCATCATCTTTGACATAGTTTCCAAGCTCACTCCCATTCGGAAAAAGTATTCTTTTACCATATCTGGAAATAATATTGGAATATAGCTTTCATCTTTTCCCGCAATCTTTGCTTTTCTTTTAGCGTATTCCACCAAATAGGAAAACTCTGCATTTGATATTTTGTAACCGTCTTTCTCTAATTGCTGTTTTACGCTCTCATATTCCTGCATTTTCTTCGTGCCTCCCTGCGTCCGGCTTTAATAAACCATTCGATCAGGAACACAATCGGAATGATTGCCCATTCACCGCCAATTGCTGCATATCCACACTGAGCGTATGCCATCCGCACTGCCGCCGCCATTAATAAGCAACCTGTGCTTAATGCAATCCAATGTTTTACAATCCATCGTTCCAGCATTCTTGCCTCCTATCTATAAAAGGAATGATTTCCCATAGTGAAAAGATATTCTGTATTGTTCTCCATCCAAGGTGAACTACCAGTTCTGCAGAAATATAACGCTCCCTCTGTATCATCCCAGTTTTCACACTGGACCATATACAAAGCCTTGTAGCATTCTGCATCCGGTTCAACATTCCAGTATCTTCCATCATCTAAGACCGGTTCAAATTGTCCTGGCTGAAATACAACGCCCTCTACACTATTTGGAAATTCTTTATTCCCAACTCTGTTCAGAACCACTTTCATCACAAGGGCTTTTCCCTCGGTTCCTTCTCCCTCAGCTTCTGCCATTGCAATCCTCAAAAGGATATCGGAATCTTTATTGTTCCAGTTCAGCCCGTCTTCTGATGCAGAAATATATTTTGTATCGTTTTCCGGTGTTTCTGCATCGGATCCGTTTTCTGCATGTTCATCCTGAATGGCCTGTATTGTTGTGTATGTAGATGCTTCTGCTTTATTGTCGGCCTTTAATACGACTGTTACCTGAGCTGCCAAAAGTATCATTGTCACATCTACCGCATATACTTTTAATTTTCTTCGTGTACTCCTACGCACTTTTTACCTCATCTTTCTCATACGGATTTACAAATATGCCAAGATCAATGCCCTGTAGGGTTCCTGCCTCTTTTATAATTTCTGCATCATTCTCCATTCCGTATCGTTCCTTCAAAATCTGTCTCAGCTTTTCTTTCAGTTCCATTCGTATCAGCCTCTTTCATCTACTTCTGAAATTTCTCTGCCAGCATTCGTAACTCCGAAATTGCTGTTGCTAAAATTTCAAACCTTTGCACTATTCCGTCAAATTCTTCCTGCTCATCTGCTGTAACTTCTCCATCCTCGGCAATGCTTAACAGTTGCTTTTTCATGGTTCTTACCGCATCTTCATCCAAACTGTTCAGAATTTTTATGGTAATGTTCTGTAAACCACTTACCTGTATTGCAAGAGGAAGGTTCCTTCCTATTGGGCATTCATGTTTACAATAATAGCTACGCAGCTCTGGTGTCTTATACAAATCAGACATCATCACCACTGTATCTGGTGGTATATTTTTAGTTACTCCCAACTCATGATTCGCAAGAGTTGATGTTGAAATTCCCAACAACTCAGCAGCTCTTTCTCTACTATTTAGAAGATCATTATATTTTGCTGCCTTTTCTCTACAGACAAAATAGATGTTCTTTCCATCTTTCGTACAATCAAACTCCATTCTGTTTTCACCTCTCATCTTTTATAATGAGTTCATGCTCAATCATCCGAGCAAGAATCATCATCAGTAATATTCAAATAATCACTTATTCTTTTTCTGATTGGAGGTGATACCACACGACCATTTAAAACTGACGAAATGTATGAGCGATTGTTGCCGAGCCTCTCTGCCATATCAGAAACTCCGATATCTTTCTGAATCATGGCAATCTTGGCTTTTTTGCACCAAGGAGACAACTTTTCCGCCATATGTTTTGCTCCTTTCTTTTCTTTACTTTTGTTGCATTTTTCTTTATAATGAAGATTGATTTTATCTTTAAAATGAACTCTAAAATCATCTTCAAAATCATCTTACATTTGTT